AGCCCCATGGAATTCACCAAAGACGCGGTACCTGCTGACCTGCTCACAACTGTTGACGGTCTCGCAGCACGCATCATCAATGGCGATTTCGTAGTCCCGACAACCGTGGATGAAGCATACAATTTCGTGCTTCCCTAAAAAATAAATAGAGTTAAGCAGGTGGGAGAAATTTCTCCCACCTGCTGTAATATCCAGTTTTTGGAGGAACGATTAAAGAAAAAGAAATATATCCACTAGTGAAATTAACAGAATTTGTAGAAATAACTAAATCATCATCTATAAATCTACCATTTCCATTATCAGTGCAAATTGTTGTACTTATTCCACCACTTGTTAAAACAATTTCAACAGTTTTAGGTAAAATAACAGAATTTAAAGTTCCAATAAAAGCAGTCTTTAAAGAATCGCCTGTTCCTACTGAACCTAACAATTTTGTTTTAGCTGTTCTGTTAGTGTATGTTGATGTAACGATAATTGATTCAGGAGCTGTATTAATAAATGAAATTAATACTGTACCACTACTAGTATCAATAGTAACAGTTCCAACTTGCACTAATGAAGAATCTAGCAATTCTCCTGTAATTTCATCTACTATTAAATTTGTAGTATCATCGCTAACCATCGTGTAAACGTTTGTTCCAGCTTGTACAACTAATCTGAGGCTGTCATTATTTAAAATGTTTCCGTATGTTAGCATTCCTGAAAAATTATCAGTACCAAATACTGCTTCAAAATCGTTAGAATGGTTTTCAGATACCCTATTTGTGTCTTTTGTATTATAAACTATTGAAATAGTATCATTAGCTTGAACGCTATTTAATGTAAATCTATATTCTCCAGTATCATAATCTATAAAATTAGAAAAATTTGATACTGATAAATTTGTATAAGGAGAAAAATTTCCAGCTTCATCGTCTGTAATTACGATTTTGTTTTCTGGAGATAGTGGGTCATAAATTACAATTTCCACAGTACCAGGAACAGGAATATAATTTAAAGTTCCGTTAAAAATATAATCTCCTCTTGATGTAGCTGTTCCAATAACTTCATCACTTACTTCTAATGCTTTTGGAATAGTTACTTCAGCTTTTTTAGCATCTGAACCTATTAATCTACTAAACCATAAAGCAGAACCAAATTCTAAATAACTAATAGCTGCTAATGAGCTATAATCTGTTTTTCTAGGAACACCAAATGTATCAATAAACTGTCTAACACTACTTATAAAAGTTGGTTCAGTAGGACCTTTTTCAGCTTTACCAACTAATGCTAATATAGTTTTAGACAGCCTAGGAGCATATAAAGAAAAATCTAATATTTCAAAATATACGCCAGGGCTAGCATGAATTGCCATATATAAAACACCTCTTCATAAAAATATCACAAAGAATTAATTACTTCTTTTTTAAATTTTAAATTTTAGTCATTATTTAATCTACAATTGTTATTTTAGTTTCAAGTAATTCATTATCATAAATATTTTCTTTTACTTGTAGAACAGTAGCAGTATTTCTTATAGCTTTAAACAATTTTACATTTAATATAAAACTTCCATCGCCCATAAATATTCTTTCAGTTGTATCATCTATTTGATCATATGTAGTAGAATCATTAATGCTAACATCTGAAATATAATTGTTTGTTTCTATAGTATGATTTGATATATCAATAAAAGCTTTTATAGAATGTTTTTGATATAATTTAAAAGCTATTTGTTCTAAAATTGAATTATGTATTTCTCTAAATAAACTAAAAAAAGCTATTTTATAATTAAGACCATAATATAATACTTCTATACCTTCGTGAATTTTTCCATTTTCATTTAAATTTAAAATCATCGGTCTTGTTATTGCGTTTTTTATTAATGGTGTAGCTGAAACTGGGGTAATACTTGATCTTGTTATAACTATTAAAGGTAATATTGCAGTTCTATTTTCAAGATCTTTATCAAGTTTATAACCATTAGATGAAGGTATAGAAAATTGTATTTGAGGTGTTCTTAAATCAACACCATCATGTATTTCTATATCTTTAAAATATTCTATTACTGCTTCATCATAATATCTTAAAACTGAATTAAACATTAATTAATCACATAACCTTTAATAATAATTTATTCCTCACTAGTAAACTTATTAATATTTTCTACAATTTGTACTGCTGCAATTTCAGAAACGAGAATACCTATCATTTCAATGATTTCACCTTGTTTTTTCTTTTCATGAACAACAATAAATTCATCAGATGTGCTTTTCTTGCTTTCAACCCATTGATTATAAAGCTTAAAACACTGATCTTCATACATTGAAACTACAATACTTTTTCCGCTTTTTAGTGTAAAAACAGTTTTTAAAATTCTAGATTTACTCATTTTCCATTAACCTCTGTTCATCATTTAGTATTTTTTTATAATTTTTAATGTGATATTTTATTAATTCATCTGCTAGATTTAAATTACCAGTATGCAAATTTTTTAAAATGTCTGGATATTTTTCAATTGTTTGTTCAGGATTAGCGTGTATTTGCTTATGCGTGTCTTTAGATAAAGGAACACATGGTATGCATTTAGATAAATGTAAATCTGTTAAAATAATGCAAATTATAAAGCTATTAAAAGGTAAATTGTCTTTTGAAAAATAATCTAGAATAAATTCTACCCAATCCCATAATGTTATATTGTAATGGTGCAATTCAATATCAACGCCATCTAAAATTTTTGATAAACCTGTTCCAGCGCATGTATCTCTATTATATAAATTTATCCAAATATCATATTCAATGCTTTTTCTAAATTGTCTAATAATATTCTTTATAAAATCTTTATATTCTTCTTCATCATAATACGTATAAGTAATATTTGAAAGCATTTATTTTTTAACCTACTGTTATGAAAGTTTGAGCAAATTTCTTTCTTGATTTTAATTCTTCCATTAAAGCTTTTTCCCATTCAACAGATTCTGCATATATACTAGAACCTGAAGTGCTTAAAGTTCCTACTGGCAAAGTGACTCCATCGTATTTTCTTCTAATTTGACCTATAATTTTTCCAGTGGTAGCAGTGCAATAATCTGTTAGCCAACGTATTTCAAATTCACTTAAAGATCCTAAATCTTTATCATGATTCACTGTTATACAAAAACAAAAAACTGTTTCTGTATAAGGTATTGGAGTTAATTCGACAACATTGGGTTCTACTAATTCTGCTATAGGTTGTACTCCAAACATTCTTTTAGCTACATCATAAGCAGAATATAATGAGACAAAATTTGTTAATACTTCTGGATTATGTGTTGCAGAAAAAGACATAGGAATACCAAGTAAAGATTGAATTGGTAATCCTAAACCTATTAAATAATCTGTAGACACATAAACGTCTAAAACAGAATTAATTCTTTCATATTCATAAATAGTATATCTTCCTAAATTTGGTTGAACAGATTTAAATATTCTATCTATTTTTGCAGCGTATGTATTTAATTGCTGTACAGCTTTAATTATTACATTCTGAAAAGTTTCATCAGGAAGCTCTACGACAATCGAAGGTTTGCCATAGAAAGAATAAACTCTATTTTTTAATTCTTCAAAATCATCAGGATCTAGATCTACTACATCTCTTGCATTTTTAAATAATCTTCCCATATTTATAAACCGCCTTTTTTAAAAATGCAATTACTTTGTTTTATTTAATCTTTTTTTACTTGTTTTTTTAGTATTTGTTTTTACAATTTCTGGTTTAGATTCTTCTGCTTCTACAAAAATTTCTTGTTTTACTTCTTCTACTTGTTTTACTTCTTCTACTTGTTTTACTTCTTCTTCAGCTTTTATTATTTCAGATTTAGCTTCAATTTTTACTTCTTCTTTTTTAACTTCAAATTTAGGTTTTTCTTTTATGTCTCTTTTTATTTCTTCTTTTTCTACAAGTATAATAATTTTACTTTGTGTCTTTAAAAATTCAATATCATTAATAGAAAATTTTATTTCATTTGAGTCATATATATTATTTCCATTTATTGCAACACCATTATGTATAAAATTCTTCATTGCCATAAATTTCATTATTATCACACTCCAAAAAATGCTTTATAAATATTTCCAACTGATGTATTTTTTTCAGAACTACTACTATTATTATTAACTTTTTCTTTTTGTAAATTTTCTTCTTCTAATTCTTCTAAATCATCTGCTAATTTAAATACATCAATATTTTGCCATATATTACTTCTAGAATTATTTTTCATAAATTTTAGCATTTCTATTTCATCTATTTTATTTTCTTTAATATTAAAAATAGATGAAACATTTTTTAATAACATAGTTTTACTTTTAGTCCAACAATACAATGCATGTGACCAAGCAAAAACTAAGTCGTCTTTTATGCCTTCAGCTCTACCATGTTCATCTACCACAAAACCTAACATCTGATGTAATAATCTTTCAGATTTTATAATACCAAATTTTTTAACTGCAGATTCTTTTTTATTTTCCATTATTGATTGAAATTTTTGTTTTGCTGAAGTTTTTTCATCTTCTTCAGACATCATTGTATCTAAAGCTTCAGTGTATTTGTCTAATAATATATTGTACATATTAGCTAATATTACATCTCTTGAAATTCCTGTAACTAATGTACCAATATTAGATTTAAATGATGGATTATCACCGTAACTTAAATTAAGTTCATTTTTACTAATATCTCTATATAAATTTATTGAAAACCCAGCAGTTTTGTCTAATATTTTATCAATTAAAACTTTTCCAACTGCATTTCTTTCTATATTAACTAAACAATTGTTGTACATTTTAGATAAATCTATTATAACATTAGCGAATTCGTCTGGTTTTATAGTGTTAGATTCGTATTCTGCTACTTGCTCTAATGATCTTGCGTTTAAAATTTGCATGACACTTGAGTCTTTTCTGTCTCCATAAGCGACGTCAACACCAGCTACATAAACTTCTCCTTCTTCAGGTTTATTAAATATCCATAATTTATCATCATATGTTTTTTGTAATGGCTCTATAACTCCAATAGTATCTAATATTTGACCTGGTATAAAAGTATTTCCAGAAGAAACAAATGATAATTCAAGTTCAGCTGCTATAGATCTATAATTCCAATTAAGCTGAGAACATTGATCTAAATACCAATCATTATCGTATTCATTTACTTGTGACCAATGTATTTTTAATGGAACATATTTATTATTTTTATAAATAGCTCCTTGATACATTTCGTAATACCATTTACCAGTACCAGAAATTCCATTTGGCGTGCTAATAACTATTATTCCATAAGGTTTTCCTTTAGATGATTTAAAAGCTCTAGATAATGTTGGATAAGCAGCTTGATAAACATCTTCTACTCTATCAATAAAAGCAGCTTCATCTATAACTAATAAGTTAATAGATTCTCCTAAACTTGAATTTCTTGTAGCTGGTATAGCAACTATTTTAGAACCATTAGAAAATATAAGCGTTTGTCTATTGTCTACATCTAATGGTAATTTCCATTCATTATTAGGCAAGTTTTCATACATTTGTCTAATTTTATATAAAAATGACGCTGCATTTCTTTGACCAGTTGAAAGAATTAATACATTAAAATTCGCATAATGCATAGCTGACCACAAACATAAAGCTTGTGTTA